AAGAGCGTGCTCTTTTTTTGTGCAATCGGCAAAAACTGGCCATTGTAGACAAGCCAAGTAGGGTATTGACCGGCACATGTTGCCGAGTTTACTACTGGCGGTGTGGCAAATCAGAATAAACGAGCATCGTATAGCCAGACTGCCAAACATTTTGGCGTAAGTGTTTCCGCTGTTCAGTTTTGGGAACGAAAAGGCTTTGACCGAAACTGGTCTACAGAAGAGCAGGAAGCGTGGCGCAAAGAGTATACATCGGACCGAGTCGTAGAGCCTCCGTTGGCAAAACCGAAACCTGACGAACCAAAACCGGAAAAGACCGCCGCACCGCCGGTCGATTACAAAGAAGCGAGAACTGCAAAGCTCCAAAAAGAAATCGAGCGACTCGACCTGATCATCAAGCGCGAGAAAGGCGAGCTGGTACTGGCCGCCGAGATGCGCGAACTGGGCACCCGGGTCGTCAGCGTCTGGTGCTCCGAACTCGACGCGCTAGTTGGCGACCTACCTGGGCAACTGGCCGGACTGACCGAGGCCGAGATCCAGCCAAAGCTCAAAAGCCGGATTGAGTTGCTCAAGGCCAACGCTCGGGAGGGCTTTGCCGGACTATGACCCCTTTCTTGCAGGGATGCTGTTCCGGCGTCCGGCTGGCGTACACCGGCGATCCGCTGGACTGGATGGAGCAAAACGTCCGCTTCCCGCACTCGTCCCGCTCGACTCACTTTGACCGGCATACAGCGCCTTGGTGGAACGCGGTGTTCCACGACTTCGCCGACCCTTCCTGTCGCCAGACGTTCGTCCAAGCCTGCACTGGAGCAGGCAAGAGCACGGCACTGGAGGCGCTGGTATGCTGGGCAGTGGCTCAACAACCTGGGCCGATGCTGAGTATCACCCAGACCGATGCGACCAGCGCGGAATGGATGGCAACCAGGTTGATGCCGGTACTCAACGCCTGCGAACCGCTCCGGGGGCTCATGCCATCAAACCGGCATCACACTAAAAAGGACGGCATCTACTTTGCCCACATGCCGCTGATGTTAGGCGGTGCCAACACCAGCAACGCACAGGAAAAATCGGTGCAGGTGCTTTTCTTGGATGAATGTTGGCAATACTCCGACCTCATCACGCAATTCAAAAAGCGGTTGCACGACCGCTGGAACGGCTACGCGCTGCTGACAAGCCAGAGCTTTGAGGAGCCGCATCAGCTAACCGAGGAATGGAGGTCTGGCGAAGAGTTTCAGTGGTGCCATCGGTGCCCCGGCTGCGAGGAGTGGGTAAAACCGGCGTGGACGGACATCAAATACGATGAATGCAAAAACGAGAACGGAGAGTGGAACTGGGGCGCGCTTGTCAAAACGGTGCGGCATGAGTGTCCACACTGTGGGCACGTCACTCCTGACACGACGGCAGCCCGCCGGGCACTGACGCAGCGCAGCGAATGGCGCAGCGAGGGCAACGACCACGTCGAGGGCTACCGCTCCCGCCGCGTTTCCGCCCAGTCCGTGTATTGGATCCGGTGGGCTGACCTTGTCATTCAATGGTGCCAGGCTTCCGACGCTCGACATCTCGGGGTGTTGCAGCCGACCAAGGATTTCCGAATGCAACGGCTTGCAGAGCCTTGGAAACTGGAAGAGGAACTCCCAGCGCTGGAGCTAGAGGCGTCGGAGTATTTCGTGAACGAATGGCAGGACGGGCGACCGATGCCGGACGAGGCCGCTCGAGTTTTCACCGTGGACTGCCAACAGGACCACTATTGGGGCATCGTGCGGGTGTGGCTTAAAAACGGGCACAGCCGCCTTTTGTGGGCTGGTAAAATCCTGACCGTTGACCAACTCCGTGAGATCCAGACGCGGTTGAAGGTTCCAGACAAGCGCACGCTGCTGGACGCGGGAAATTCATTTCACGGGCGGGTGTACGATACCTGCGCGAAATACGGGTGGACCGCCTTGGTTGGCCGCGCAGAGGATCATTTTACGGTGCGCGGGCAGGACGGAAAACCGATCCGCCGGTACTACTCTGCCCCGGATCGCGTGGTTGCGCCGACCACCCGGGACGCTGCTGGGAAGCGCGTGTTTGTCACCTTCTTTTACTGGGCGTCGGATCCTATCAAAGACATCCTAGCCAACCTCCGCAACACGGGCTCGCCTGTTTGGGAATTCCCGCAGGACGCACCGCCCGAGTACGTCCGGCACCTCAATTCCGAGCGCAAACGAGCGACGGTGGACAAGCGCACCAAGAAAACTAGGCTGCGGTGGACCGCTACAGGCAGGCCTAACCACATGTGGGACGCCGAGGCCATGAACGTGCTCGCCGCGCAGATTCTCGGCATTCTGCCCGATATGATCTCAACCGCGCCGGAGGTTGACGAGCCTGCACCGGACGGCTAGTCTGCAATCTCAACCAAAAACCACCCTTTTGCGGGGGTGGACTCCGGGCAACTTGCCCCCGGCTCCCGAGTGGGATGTCCGGGGGTTTTGCTTGTCCCGATAGGCTTGGATAGATGGCTCCCGACCAAAAACTCCTGCTCCAGGTCTTCTTGACGCGTGACGTTGCCGAGTTGCGGGCCATCGTCTCCCAAAAGTTTGACCTAGTCAGCGCTGGCAAAAGCTCGCTGGTTTCTAGCAGCATTGATGGCGCTTCGTTCCAATTTAACGTGGGCGGCACGCTCAGCCCGTTGGACGTAATGATGCTGGCGCAGCAGGCGCTTAACTATAAAGCCGCAGGGATCAACGCGCCGGTGCGACGCACCCAGGCTTATTTCATATGACTTTTCTGGACCGCATCAAGAAAATGGCGGGGTTTGGCGCGCCGAAAGTGGGCGCAAACATCGGCGGAGCATACCGCAGGCAGCGACTCGTTGAAGGCGGCGTGTGGGCGGAACCGTGGTGGAGGAACCACACCCAGAGCATTTCCAAAGAATTGACCGTTGGGGAATGGCGCACGGTCAACTCTGCCGCGCGCAAGCTGTACTGGAACAACGGCATGGTGAATGCCGCGATCGACCAGAAGTCCATGCTCAGCGTGGGAATGGCAATGCGACCGATTTTTGTGGGTGCCGATAAGGAGTGGGGCAAACAGGCCGAGGCCGTGTTGCTCGACTGGTTCCAGATTGCCTACATCGACGGGAAAAGCTGGTGGGAAGGGCTGCGGCTAGAGTCCACCGCGATTGACCGCGAAGGCGACCTGCTGACGATCCTGACGACGTCGCAAAACGGTTACCCTCAATTGCAGCAGGTGCCGTGGCATCAAATTGGCTCCCGGGGGGACGATGGAGTTTTGACCGAGGGCCGGTATCGCGGGCTGCGGATTTACAACGGAGTGATCCTGTCCAAGACTAACCGCGCTATTGCCTACCGCGTGCTGGGCGAAGACCAGAGTGGCGCGGAGGATCGGGACATCCCGGTGCAGGCGTGCATGCTGACGATGGACCCGCGCGAGGTCGACCAAGTGCGCGGGATTTCCGCGTTTGCTCCCGCCATCCGCGATCTCATTTCACTTAAGGACCTCGGGGATGACATTCAGTCCGCTTCCCGAATGGCTGCCAAAATCGGGTTGCTTGTCACCAACCAGCAAGGCATGGCTGACGCAAGCGACGCATATCAAGCGCTCACGGAAACCAACATGCCGCAGTGTGGTCCCGGGTTGCGCATGACCCCGATGGCCGGTGGCCGCATCGAGTACCTGACCGCCGGAGCGGGCGAATCCATCGACCAGATTGACGCCAAGATTCCGACCGAGGCTCAGGACCGCCTGCAGGAAAGACTCATCCGCAACGCACTGCTGGCCGCGCAATGGCCGCCGGAGTTTGGCTGGGACATGTCAAAACTGGGCGGGGCTTCCGCGCGAATTGTGTTGGAACAGGTCAACCGCATCACGTCCGAGCGCCATGCTTACCTAGCCGCGTTCTGCAAGCGCAGGTGCGCCTACGCCGTGGCCCGCTTTGTTGAACTTGGGATTTTGCCGGAGTATCGGGGAACCGATCGGGACCGGGGCGGCGCGTATCAGTTCCGGTTCACCGAACCAGCGCGATTGACTGCCGATTCCGGCTACGCTTCTCGCGACGCAATCGAGGCTTACCGCGCAGGGATGCGCAGCATGACCGACATTCTCGCCAGCGGTTCCAAGACACTTGAGGAGCACCTGGACGAAGTGGAACGCGAGGAAATCGAAATCAAAAAGCGGGTCGAACGCTCTGGACTAAGTCGAGACGTGTTTGGACTTTTGACTCCCAACGGCAATCCGCCGACAACCGCCCCTACAGAATGAAATTTCAACGCATCATTGAACAAGTTTTTTACCGACCTTGGCTCATCACGCCGGGCGGCTACGCAGCAGTGCGCAAGCTGGTGGAGGCGCGGTTGGTGCGCGCCAACGGGGACGAGTACGAGGGGATGATGAAATCCCAGCGCGAACCGATGGAAATTGACGGGCAGGGAATCGCGCACATTTGCATTGAAGGGACACTCGCCAAAGGAATCAGCGCAATCGAGGCGTGTTGCGGCGTTTGGGATTACGAGTGGGTGGCCGAGGACCTAGAAAACGCAATGGAGGCAAATGTCCGGGGCGTTCTTCTCGAAATCAACTCGCCAGGCGGCAGCTGCTCGGGCTGCTCAGAAATTACCGACCTCATTCAGTTTCTGAAGGTCCCGATCGTGGCCTACTCCGACGACACCGCCTGCTCTGCCGCGTACAACATTGCAGTCAGCTGCGACAAAGTATACGGCTCAATCGGTTCAACCTGGGGCAGTATCGGCACAATCATCCCATGGACGGACCAGTCCGGCATGTTCGAGGAGGAGGGGCTTAAATGGGATCCGATTACGTCAGGCCCGCTTAAAGGTGCAGGCATGGGACCATCCTTGACGCCAGCGCAGCGCGCCAGCCTGCAGCAGCTCGTGGACGACAGCTTTGCACAGTTCCGGGACAACGTTTTGCGCAACCGGCTCGTGGGGGATGAGTACATGACTGGCGCAGCTTACTTGGCACCCCGAGCACGGGCCGCAAACCTTATTGACGGCATCGGAAATCAAGAGCTTGCGTACCAGACTTTGCTTGGTATGGTGTAGCCGTTCAGTTTGTTCATTGGGTTCAGGCCCGCTCTGGTATTCATGGCCGGAGCGGGCTTTTCCTTGTCCCGACTTGCTTGGTTGTATGGAGTCTCCTGCAACCCTCACCGACGCGCTGGCCGCGCTCTCTGCCGCGCAGGCAGACCTCGCCGCGCTTAACGCGCTGACCGCCGAGCACTCGGCAGTTGTCGCCAATTTCGAAGCAGTCAAGGCCCGCAGCGCGGAACTCTCCGCTGCACTGGACCTTGCCAACGCCAACAACCGCGACCTGGCTGCCGCGCTCGACGCGATGAAAGCCGCTGAGGCTGACGCAGCCGCAAAAGCTAACGCGATCGTGGCAAATCTGGGCGTGGCTCCCGTGGCCATCGTTCCCGAAGAACTTTCCGCGCCGAAGACCCGCAGCGAACTCTGGGCGCACTACATGACTCTGGGTTTTGTCGAGCGTAATGAGTTTTACGCCGCGAACCGGAAAGCAATGCAGCTCTAACCCTCACACACTAAATCACTATGGCCCTCAATGGCGTTTTCCTCGCACAGATTGCTCAGCAATCGCTCCCATTCCTGACCAACGCGTTTGCTCCTCTCCGGGGCATTACGACCGACTTTAGCACCGACGTCGCGTCCGCTGGCAGCTCGGTGACCACCCGCTTTGCAACGGTTCCGTCCGTTGTGGACATCACCTCCGCTGGCTACGCTCCGGTGGCCGGTGATACGACCGCTCGCACGATCTCGCTCGACCAGCATCGCGGCGTGACGCTGGGCTTCACCGATATCGAAGTCCTTCAATCTTCGGTTAATTTCCGCAACCTGTTCCTGACTCCCATGTTGCAGGCCTTGGGCGCTGACATGTTCGGGCAGCTGTGGAATTTGGTGACTGCGGCAAACTTTGCGCAGACCCCTCTTTCCTCCAGCGCAGCCAATTTTGACCGGCAAGACGTGATCGACCTTGGCGTGACGCTGACGCAGACGCTCAAGGCTCCCAAGATGGGCCGCAGCGTCATCATCAACCCGGCTTACTACGGCGCGATTTCCAAGACGTTCATCAGCGCGGAAATCCCCGGCATCACGCCTTTCAAAGCTGAAGGCACCGTGCCGCGTGTTTCGGGGTTTGATATTTACGAGTCCGACCTTTGCGACGCGAACAGCGAAGCACTCGCCGGGTTTGCTCTGCACTCCAGCGCGCTCATCATGGCAGCCCGCCGGGTGAACCCCGAGGCCGCGTTGCAGGATTCAATTGAAATTGCCGAAGTTGTGGTGCCTGACCTCGGGCTTCCCCTAACTTTTCGGGCCTACTATAATCGTGAATTAGGCCAGAGCTGCATAAATGTCTCCTGTATATGGGGAGTTGCAAAGGGAACCAATATGGGTGTTCGCATCGTCACTCCCTAACGATCCCCTCCACTAAGCAGAGGCTCCGCTCTTTACGGGGCGGAGCCTTTGCTTCATCCGAATATCTCAACAGATGAAAATCTCTCTTGTTATTGAAGACGCTGGCAGCGGGCCGCAGGTCATCTTCTCCTCACCGGAACCTGCTGACGCCAGGCAATTTTTCAAAACGCACGCGAACCCCGGCAAGCTGGTGCTGGTGTGCAATCCAACGCCCGACAACTTCCGCACAATTCGTGGCAGGCCGGTTGTCGAAACCGTCGCAGCTAAACCGCCGATCCGGCGCGTCAAAGAACCGCTTCTCTGATGTCTGAGTGGACCGCCATCACCGAATCTGCAATGAGCCAAGCACTGGACTACATGCAGGCCGACTCCGTCACATATCAAGGTGTGACAGTGTTTTCGGTGGCGAGCGAAAAGACCTCCGACCTGTTAGCCATGGGCGGTTTTGAGCAGCATTTTGCGGGCTTTGTGCGGCTGCTGAAGGCTGGATTTCCCGAGCCGGTGAAAGGTGCAAAGCTGACAGTCAACGGCACTGAGCGGCGCATCACGAGCTGGGACGAGGATCCGATTTCGTGGAAGCTGTACCTGGAGGACATCACACGATGATCGACGGCGCATTCTCCGCAGCAGTACAGGACGCGCTTGCGCTTGCGCTCCCGGGCGTTTATGTCGGCGAACCGCAGGACGATCAGGCCATCCCCGGCAAATCGGTGCTGATGGAATTACAAAGCGACATCGTCGTCGGCAGTCCGTTGCAACGCGGCACGCTGACGCTCAACGTGATCTCGCAGGCCGACGACTACACCAAGGCCGAGCAGGCCGCTTTTGCCGCCCAGGTAGACGCCGCAATGCGCGCTCTGGTGCTCGTTTCTGAGGCAGTGCAGCTTTACGGCGTGGTCGCACAATCCACAGACAATCTCCGCGAGGAACGCCACTGGCGAACCTCCATGCCCTACATCGTGGGCTTTGGCCCAAAACCATAAAACACTATGCCTGTATCATTTGGAGCAGTAGATTTTGGAGTCACCGAGCCAAGCGGCTACCTGCAGGAATCAACACAAGAAACCGTTGTTGAGCTTGCTACAATCCGCGACGCTGACGGTCAAACGGTTGTGGTGCAGGCCAAGCCGCGCAGCACAACGACAACGACCGTTAAAACCAAAGGCGAGGACAATTTGCTCGCGGTTCCAGAAGGCTCGTTTAGTGGCGCAAAACTTACTGGGTCAAAGGTTTCACAAACCAACGATGATTTTTCAACCGCCGAAGCAACCTACACACTTTTTGAATAATCATGGCTACTTTTGGAGTAACACTTGTGACGGCATCGGGCTCAATTGTGGAGTCTGTTGACATCGAAATGAAGGGCGAGTTCAAACAATTAATTGACTCAGTGGGAGCATTCTCTGAAGCCAAGACTTACGACACCACTTACGCAGTCAGTGTAAAAGGCAAGGGTGACACTTGTCCTTTTGACCCCGGCGAAGAAACCAGCGGAATCAGTGGTGTGACCGGCAAAGGATTTTGGACCAACGTAACGTTGGATTCAAAAAACGACGACTTTCGCGGCTGGTCTGCAACCGGCACAATTTACAAAAACGCTTAACACAAATAACTTATGCGCCTCCGATTACTTGAGGACTCCGAAGCTCCTGGAAAAAGTTTTAACACTGACATCATTGCCGCTTGGCTTACTAGCGGCGGTACTTTGGTTAAGCGTGGCGGGTTTCAGCATTTTGTGGACGAGGCTGGAAAGACGCACGTCCGCTGGATTGTGAATTGCGACGTGCTCGCCAAGGTCGACGGAGAACCGATCGACTTTGACGAGTTCCGCAAACGGTTTGAGGATCTGGACTGGTGCAAGGCGCATCCCGACTCGGACATCTCGTGGATGCGGGCCTATCGCGACAATGCGCGCGACTTAAAACGGTTCGCACGATCCGCCGCCGTCGGAATCAGCCGCAAAGACGGGCGCGCGTTTGGCGTGGTTTACCCAGACTCGCCTGAGTGGCTCAAACAGGAGTTTTCAGCACGCTTCGCATGAACCCGTTTTTTCTTAAAAACACAGTGATCGGGCCGCTCGAACTTCGTCCGTGGACGATGACGACCCAGTTAGCTATTTCGGAACTGGAGCTGGCAAAACTGTCCGACCAACAGCAAGTTATTGCGTGCGCATGGTTGCAAAGCCGCGATCCGGAAGACGTAGAGCAGGCAATTAGCGACGGCACCGCGCTTGCTGCCATTAAAGCGTTCACACGGGCTTTTCCGCTGGCTTTGGCAAAGCCGGTGGCCGAATGGTGCCGAGCGCAAGCCGAGGCCGTAGAAGAGGGCCGCGTGGACGTTATATCGCAACCCGGAGGCCGGACGGACCAACCAAAAAACTAATAGCGCCAGGCTGGGGGGAATCGTTCCTCTTGGTGCTGGCGCGCGAAACTGGATGGACACTCGACTACCTGCAACGCAGAGCACCGTTGGCAATGCTGTTGCGCGTTTACCACGCCGCGATCTGGGGCAATGGGGCATGGACTATCAAACGGAAACAATCAGCCATAGAAAGCCTCTTTGTTGCGCCGCAGCAACCGGAGGACGAGGACGATGAGTGATGCCATTCGTTGGGATTACACTGCAGCTCAGGCCAGATTTACTGCGGAACTTCAGCGAGTTGCAGCAACGTCTCGCCGATCCATGCGCGAAGTTGTTCTTCGCAATTTCAAAGGAGTATTGCGTCTCGTTTTTGCAGTAACGCCTCCAATGGGTGGACGGCGTGCATCTATTCGCATAGGGCAAAACGGACAACCAACGGGCCGAGTAGACTTTGCAGGTGGCAAAAAACAGGGCGCAAAAGCCATCGCTTCAGACATTGCTAAAGCATTTCAACCAATTCCTGCACGCTACCGAGCAACGGCAGCGCGACCCGGGGGATGGGATCAGATTGCCCGTATCTTCGGAACTCGCGTTACGCGAAATGCACTTGAGATGTCACCAGAGCAGCTGCTTGCCTGGTACAAATCCAAGCGGAATAACAAGCGGAGAATTCGAGGAAGGCCAAGAATGCCTGCATGGACAACAAGCATTGCTTATGTCCGCAAGAAACTATTGGAAGAGCAAGGCCTTACGGCCTCAGGATGGCTTACTGGGGCAAATCGCTTTGGTATTGGCGGCATTCCGCGATGGATTAGCAGACACGGAAACCGAGTGCCTGGCTCAGTTGAAATTCGTGACACGGCTACGGAGTTAAAATATCTCGTGCGGAACAACACGGAACACACAGACTCCGATGGTATACAGCAAAAGCTGTCGGTGGCATTAACGATGCAAGCAAACGCAATGGCGCGGAGCACTGCCAATTTTATCAACCAACAACGTATTCGCTGATATGATTTTTGCGTCTTTAGGGCTCGACTGGTCCAACTTTCAAAGCGGCATACAAAGCGCAATGTCGTCGATGCGCAGGCTAGCCGGTGGAGCTTCAATTTTTGGGGCTTTAACGCTTGCCGCACGTCATTTTTCTGAGGCCATACAACTCGGCGACGACCTAGTTGACCTCAACGCGCAAACCGGCGTTGCCATCGACAAGCTGATGGAGTTGCAAATGGCGTTTGACCTGAACGGCATGAAGGCCGAGCAGGTGCAGCCAGTGCTTGCCAAAATGCAACGGTTGATTGCTGAAGCTGGATCTGGAAGCGCTGACGCTGCTGCAAAATTCCAGATAATGGGCATCGCCATTGATGAAATTCAAGGACTCAACGCTGATGAGCAGCTGATGAAGATTGGCGAAGCAATTTCAAAAATTGAAAATCCCGCGCAACGATCTGCCGTTGCCATGGACATTTTTGGAAAGTCCGGCGCAAAGCTGCTTTCTGTTTTTGCTGCTGGCGGCATGGAGGAAGTCCGCAGAATGCTTGGAAACCAATCCGCTTTGCTGTTGCAAAACGCGGGAGTATTTGGCCGGGCAAGCGACATTCTTGGGCTGACCGGCAATAAGATCAGAGGATTTTTTGTCGGAATTGCTTCTGAAATTGTCCCGCAACTGATGGAGGTTTTAGACAAG